ATTGGCGATTGGTAGTGTGCCTGTAACCTGAGAGGTCAGGTCTACGTTAGCCAGTGCTCCACCGAGGGTAAGGCTCCCTGAGCTAGTGACTGTGCCGGTAAGAGTTATACCATTTACTGACCCTGTACCGCTTACGCTGGTGACTGTGCCTCCAACTTCTGTCGGGTTAGCGTTAAGAACCGCAGCCCCTGCGCCAGCACCGTCTGTGACCACCATAACTTTGGAGCCGTTGGCTACGTCTACAGTCGCACCTGAACCCTGCTTGATGGTGATGATCTGACTACCGGTAGTAGCGTTCTCGATCATCCATACCTTAGATACAGTGTTTGGCCCGAGAGTCACCTCTCTGGTAGCTGTGAGCGATACAGCAGAAGTAATCTTCAGGTAGAACGAACGTGTATCATCCGCAGAACCATCTGGCATTGTGAAGGTTTCGTTAGCATCTGCTGCTAACTGCTTCGTACCGTAGCTAAGGCCGTCTGTGATTAGCTCAAGGTTGGTATTTGTACTCGTGCCCCAAGTGCCGTCTTCGTCACCCGTGGTAATTTCTTTGAGTCTTAAGTTGTTTACATAAGTAGCCATTTGTCAGCTCCTAGGCGGCTTTATCTATATCCACCCATCCGGGCGTTTGTGTGTCTGTTACATCTACCCAATTTGGTGTTTGGCTGTCGTCTATTGTAGTCCATATAAAGAAACTTACGTCACCAACTGCACCTGTTCCTGATACTCCCGTAGGAATAATCGAATCATCTACCGAAATCGCTACGGTGCCTACTGCACCGGTTCCCGCCACCCCTGATATTACTGGAACTACGGTAGCGCCGTCTTCTCCTATCGCGCCTGTTCCGCTTACCCCAGTAACAGCAACATCTGTATTGTAGGCCGGTACTGCTGTGCCTATGGCTCCGGTTGCTGCAACCCCATCGAATACAGGAACTACAGTATCGCCTTCATCGCCAAGCTCTCCGGTTCCGCTTACCCCAGAGACCGCAAAGGTCACTTGAGTTGTTACGTCCCCTATAGAACCTGTAGCACTTACACCGTCTGGTACAACAATGTCGGCAATGAATATACCAACTGTACCTACCGCACCGGTTCCTTCGACGCCTACTGGGATTACGATGTCATCAACTACGACAACAAAGCCACCCATCTGGCCTGTGCCCTGCACCCCTGTGGGTATCTGGACACTGCTGTAGTTCGTTACTACGGTACCTACAGCTCCGGTGCCTTCAACTCCATCTACAACTACGGAGTCTCCGACGTTTATTGCGACGGTGCCTATTGCACCTGTGCCTTCTACTCCTACCGGAATTATGTTTTCCGATACAGCAATAGAGACTGTTCCTACTGCTCCAGTGCCTTGTACAGAGACATTACCGTTGTCCCCCCAAGCACCTTCGCCCCAGCCGTTATTACCCCAAGTCGCCCCGAGGTCTAGGATGGTACCTATACCACCCCAACTGTTTTCGCCCCAGCCTCGTTCACCAAAGCCGCTTGTTGGCCCTGAGTAAGCCATGAGGCAGTCCTATTAGGCGATGCGAATAATCGCAGTAGCAGCCGCAGGAGCAGGGAACTGAATCTGGAAGTCGCCAGAACTAACGGTCTGATCCCCACCAAAGCTCAATACCGCACATGCAGAGTTAGCATTATTGGTGTTGTAGATCATTGCGCCACTTGTAGTAAAAGACGCGCTTGACCAAGTAGTGTCAGCAAAGTCACAAATAGCAGTAGTGCCGTCAGCAACAGGAGTTACGTTAGTCAGGGTGTTACCACCTGCGCTGTAGCCTGTACCCGTGGTCTCATCACTGTTGCCAGTAATGTCAGAATAGTTAGTGCTGGCTGCGCCATAGGTGCCTGTGCCTGAAGCAGTTGCTTTCAACAGTGCAATCTTCAAAACATCAGCGCCGTTTTGCAGGTCATGTAAGCCCTTGAGCAGCTCAACTTTGAAGCTGGTGGGCATCGCTGTGGTTACGGTAATAGCCATTATTAGCTCTCCAGTAGTTTTACAAGTTCCGGATGCCCAGCGGCGCGGAATTGGTTTGCCAAAGTAGTGCGGTCAGATCGAATAGCTTGTTTCATGCTCTCTACTAACACACCACGAATTTGATTTTTAAACGCCTCTGCCTGATCCCGTATGGCCGGATGGCAGTTGCCTCCTACATAAATAATCTTGTCCAGCGCCTGTTCAGCCAACTCTTCTGGGGTAAACCCTCTGTTGGAGACTGTCTTTACTGTGACGTTACCTATCTCAACTACACTTTGTGAACCGATCAAGCGACTTCTCTCCTAACCTGTCCAGAGCGATAGGTATCCTCACGAAGCTTGCCGTCACCGAGGTTCTTCAGCAGGGCCACAGCCTGTACATACATCTTCTCGTACAGGGCCACCATGTCAGGTTCACCTTTCTGAAAGCGTATCGCTTCAACCAGAGCACCGTTCAACAACGCAGAATCAAACTCATCGCCTAGCCAAGTAGTTCCAGCAGTAACAATAGACTCTGGGTAGTAGCCAAAATGTATCTCAGCCGCATAATTAGCGTCTGGTGTTGGCCCTACAATAAAGCTGTTCTGGTCAAATATTGCGTAATGCTTGGGCGTGCCAGTTGTAGAAGGGTTCGGATAAGCCTCACGCATAAAGTTAGAGTCCTTATCCAACAGGTAGATATAGTCACTACCGCTGACAATCGCCAGAGAAAACACGTACAACATACCCGTAGGCATTGTCAGATACTTGTTTCCAGTAGTCAGACTACCTGTCTGGTTTTTACGAAGCGCAGGAATCTGTACCGTGCTGTATATCTTTTGCTCGGCCTGTTCTGCAAACATGGCATGTTGATCTGCCGTGAACGTCTGCTCGCAGATGTCTTCTACATTCGCTTTTAACTCGGTGTAGTTCACTACGCCATTGGCCCCCGTGCCATTGTGCCTTTAGTAGCAGCACCAGTACCGCGCATCTTGACGCCGCTGGTCTTCATGTTGATAGGCTGGTTGCAGCACTCAACTTTGTACTCTACAGGCTGGTCAGGAAACTCAATAACCTTTGGTGCCTTTTTGCTTTCTCGTTTCATTTTCAAACCTCTACGTGATTGAAATCGTTACTTCGCCTACTTGTCCAAACGCACTCATGTTGTTTGCGTTGGCTGGTTGTATATGTGCCCTACTAGCCGGAAGCTCCGCGAAGTCTGGTCTTGGGTTACGTATTGCTTGCGGGTCATCTACTGGGAACTCACCCAACCTGTTCTGCGGGTGGTCTGGGTTCCAGCATTCTGGACACGCTTTTAGTTCTGTAACCTTATTCTTTTTAACTAAGTTTCTAAGCTCTCTAAGTTCGTACTGAAATCCACATATGTCGCATATAGCAAGAGCTTTAGCGCCTGAAGCAAACCTTTGGCTCATAGCTACCTCACGCCATACATTCGCGGTACTAAACTAATAGAAGCTTTTTCTCTGTCCTCTTGTGCAGCTAAGTCAAACTGTCTTTCGTATTCTGTTTGCAGCATTGGTACGCGCGGTGCCAATTCTGGGTCTTTCTGCGCGATATAATACGCAAGCCCTGCAACTAGGCAGGGCAGGAATCTGAAATTCACATCGGGTGTTTCCACACCGCTTCCCGCATCCTGAATACGGCGCATACGCCAGTAAGTCAGTACATACGTGCTTGACGCATCAGGGACAGGCCATACAGTAGCCGTAGGGTTAGCTTGCCCACGGTCTATATAAAGCTGTATCGGACGACCCCGGCTCAACTTGTTAGGGATACTAGCGTAGGTGGAGACGCTTATTCGAGATATGTTGAGATCAGCCTGAGTAGTAACGCTGCCGCTACCAGTACGTATAACGTGCTCAAGCAAATCAATGGTATCCGCCGGTAGGTTATACGTCGCAGTTCCTTCAGTGAGGTTGACAGTGCCTTCCTCAATCGTCCACATATTGATGCCACGGTTCTGCCACTCGATAGTGAGAAGATTCATAGACCTACGTGCAGTACGCAGGTCGTAGCCCGAACGCATTTCACGGCCCGCACGTTCCCACGCTTCTTCAGCGATCTCCGTGAAGTCCATGTTGAATGTTGCTGTACCGGAAGTAGCCATCTATTTTTTCTTCGCCACCTTCTTCTTGCGTTTCAAAGATTGGACTCTCTTCGGTGCTCCTGCTGGTTGACCAAGCCGTTTCTTCTGGGCTATCCGAGATCGTTTCTCGGATGCAGTCATCTCACCAGAGGTTTTGGGGGTCTTACTGGAAACTCGTTTGGTGGGTCTACAGTAAGGCGTGCCCCTCTTTTCACCTTCTTTGCGTCCGCAGGCTTTTCCCGTGCGAACGTCTTTCCAATCTTCCTTAAACCAGCGTTTTAACGCTGCGCCTTTCTTTGTCTTACGAACGGCCACTGGACTTATTACCCCAGTTCTTGGCACCAACTTTACGGCACTTAGCTATGGCACCTGAAGCATATGCAGAGGGGAACACCTTATAACGCGACTTTACCTTGCGGTAACACGCATCTTTGGTAGAACCACCTTTACTAAAGGCTATGGGCCGTATCTTGCCCATACCTCTGCACTTCATCATTAGCTATACCTTACGGGCTTGTTGCCACGCGCTCTGCCATATCCTCGGCACATGCCGCCTTCTTTCATTCCTTTGACTTTACCGCCGTAGTTCATACGGGGAGGAACCAAAACTGGAATACCGTTCTCAGTATCGACTTTTCTCATAGTCATATTCCGACTACCAGTATCCATACTGGCTCGCCCGCCTTCTTTCATCCCACGATGCTCAGAATCTTTCATCATGGTGCCGTCAGGCATGCGATGGTAACCACCCTTTTTGTAACCCTTGCGTTTGGTACCGCAATTAGACACTAGATCACCTCCTTCATTGAATGAACGACCTTCGTCGGCCTTCATATATTCACGTCCCACGCTCTGTGGGACACCGGCACGTCTAGCGAACTGGGGGTTATTAGCCACCGCCGCCATGAAATTGTGCTGCGCCTTAGACTTGCTAGGCACTACCACTTAACCTTATCGGCCCAATAAGCTGCGCTCATCTTACCTTTGGCAATATTCTTGCCGTGGCGGGCCTTAAATGACTTGCGCTTCGCCTTCATCCGTGCGGACTCGCCTTTTTTGGGCTTTCCAGCCGTACCCGAAACGGTTCCGACCTTCTTGCCTTGCTGTCCAAAACGGATGATCTTCTCCTTCCCGCCCTCACAAGCCTTCACAATGTGGGACTTCTTGGGGTGAGAAGGAGTACGACGCGGCTTGTTACAAGCCATTTTCTTCTTGTCTACTGGTTTAGCCACAGAACACCGTCGCGTTAGTAATGTTAGTCAGAGTCATTATTGTAAAATCACTCTTACTGTTGCTTCGCTGTGTAAGTATTCCCTGATCTGGGATTGTTACACTGTCAGAAAAAGACGCTGCCGAAGTCGGTGTGTCTATCTGAAGCAGCAAAGCCCCACTAGTGCTATTCACATTGAACTTGATAGACCCAGCAGATGCAGTACCTACATAGTAGAGACTCTTGATTCTCGTGCGTCCGAAAGCCAGAGAACCCGTAGTTCCTATGCTTACAGCGCCAGCAGAGGCTGCATCTATCGAAATACTGTCTATATAAGTATAAAAGTTTGTAGAAGAGCTAGTGCTGGCACTCGCGCCAGACACGGCTTCTGTGGTGTAAGCACCGGTCAGGTCACCTACCTTAATACCTGTAATGGTAAAGGTACGCCCTGCGTCTGCGCCTGCACACGTAAACAATATCTTATAGCCAGTACCGTGCGGACTAACGTCATTAGTGAGTAGCGTTATGTCTCCGGCACCACCAATCGCACCTGATGCTTTAAGCAATGTGGCGCTGGTAGTCGGAGTAATGGCGAAAATATCACCTTGGGACATGATCTACTCCTTACTTTTTGGTAGCAGCTTTCTTCTTAGCTGGTGCTTTCTTGGCCGCTTCTTTCTTGATGGGCGTGCCATCAGGATTTAAACCACGGGCTTTCAGCTCTTCAGCCGAAGGAGGTGTGAAACGATCGCTCATAACTCACCCCCTATTAAGAAATAGTTGCGCCAGTGTCAGAACGCTTCCAGTTAGTACCATCAGAAAAAGCTAGGATGGGGCTACCGGCAGCACCATTTGATACGTAGATCAGGGTGCCAGCACCTGCGGCAGAAGCGGAAGGAGCGGTCAATACTGTATATGTAGGAACCCTGATGTCACCAACAAAACCATTGGTAGAGGTGACCGGGCCGGAAAAAGTGGTCGAAGCCATTTATGAATCCTCACATGCGAGTTTTAGTGCGCTGTCTGCATGTCGTCAGTCGGGCCTGTCAGCACACTTGTTTGTTCCCGAAAACTTATTCTCACATGTATGAGAAATAAGTCAATAAAGAAAAGGGGGCCATTGGCCCCCCTCTCAGTCCACCTCTTAGCTTGCGCCGGGTGATCCGAAGATGCCCAGTGGGTCAGATACGCCGAAGCTGTATCGCTCACGAGCCTTATATCGGCTGTTGCCTGTGTCAAAGTCTGCATCCATGCTGGTCTGCATAGGAGTACGGACAAAGTGCTTCAGGCCGTTTGGAACGTCAGTCATCAAGAACCAAGCGTTGGTATCAGTCAGATAGTGGTTAACAGTGTAACCTTCTGGGATTGATCCCATGCTACGCATGGCGTTGATGTCGTTATCAGCAGTAGCTGTACGCAGCTCGGTTTCGAGCAGGCGAGTCGCCACAAACTGAAGGTCTGGTGGGACAACCAGCTTACGGGGCTTGGCTGCGATCAACAGACCACGCTCATCAGTCCAACCAGCAATCTGAATAATCGCGGCTTCCAAAGAAGTCTCGTTCAGATCAGCACCAGTTGAAGGCTCGTTAGAGTTGGTACCACCAGACACCAGAGGGTGTGCAGTAGAACACAGCTCTACACCGTCGCCGTAAGTAACAGCCGGATCGAACGCATTGTTCAGGATCGCAGCAGCCTTAACCTGCTTGGTGTAAGCCATAGCGCGGGCAAGTGCCTTGGTATAACGAGAAGACAGAGAATCGTACAGGTTGTCCTCAATAGCCTCTTCGGTTACTGAGAAGCCCATAGAAATTGTCTCGTGGTTATATCGAGCAGTCCACGCTTCTTGGGCGTTGTCGTATGCAATGGCTGACCCTTCGTTCTTGACGGGGGCGGCACCAAAGCCAGACAACTTGGTTTCTTCTTCAAAAGAACGGTCTGAGCTTTCAGTCTCGAAAATCTCAGCATGCTCTTCACCATATTTCTCATACTCCATGCCAAATAGGGCATTTAGACCCGGTAGGAGTTCTTTGAGTAGTTGCGCTCTTGAAATAGCCATGTCTCAATACTCTCCTTAAATACCGGTCTTATTGGTGTATGAATGCGCGTCAGGATTGAACTTGACGATCAAATCCGTATACGCATCACCAACAGTGGAATCTGGCCCGTCAACAAAATCAACGATCCTGAAAGCCCAACCAGAAGTGGTGTTAGTAGTAGCATCCAATGCACTAGTAGAATTACCAGTAGTGGTGCTTCCTGTACTAGTCGATTGGACTGCATCCAAGTGAGTATTCTGACCTAAATCAGCTTGAGTCACAGAACCAGCGGCCTGTGCTTGGAACAAGCAATCGGGGTCATCGACAATGTAAGCTACAGCGTCAGACGCTACTGTGCCAGAAGGCCAGTATTGCTTGAACAGCTTTTGGCTAGTGCCGGGGTCAGTATAGGAACAGCCGACGAAAACGCCGATTGTACCTGCTGGGAATGGAGTTGAATTGTCTCCATTCGTAGTCACTATCTCGATTGTGCCACCAGCAACAATAGCTACGATTGAGCCATTGAAGATATTGGTGCCATAACCAGAAGCGATCTTAATCTGACGGGTGGAACCAGCGTAAGGCTGTCCTCCAATCAGATTCAACGGCTTTAGGCCGTATGGGGCAGCAGAAGATGCCATGATAGACTCCTAATTATCCTTTACCGAAAGTAACCGTCGATCTCCTATCATTAAATATAGGCATACGCGGATCACTTTCACGCATTAAGTTTTGGTCTACAGACTGCATCTGAGCAGCGGTTTGCTGCTTATAATAGTCGTTGCGTTCTGTGACCATCTCTTCTGGGGCTTTACAGAGCATGAGTCCACCTATCACGATATTGTCCTTAAACCTGTCGTCGACAATGGCGTCAGTAAATATCTCAGGGTGGGCGTCAGCCCTTACAGGCTCCCAGCCTTCACGTAATTTGGAAGAAACATTAGTGGCGTCAGAAACACCGCGTGTGGCTACACGAATCCAGCGATACACGTAACCATCTTCTGGCGTAGGGCTAGGCAATACTTCTGGTCTAGTCCATGCCTTCTTACGGGTACTTGTTTCTCTAGTTTCCTGCTCACGCGAAGTACGCAGTTCATTTTTAGCCATTTTGTTTCCTCGCTAAGTCAGCAACCTGTTTGGCGTATTGTTCCAGTGGGACTCCAAGTCTTTTCGCTATAGCTATCTGTGATTGCGATAGTTTCACCTTTTTAGGTGACGTGCTCCGCGTAGCGGGAGCAACCACATTGCTAGGTTTAGTCTTAGTAGTAACCTCTGGTTCGTCGTCTATCCCGTCATCGAACTGATCGGGGAATACTTGTCGCATACGAGAATTTATTTTCTCGTAGTATTCGTCAGATCGGGGGTCAGTGCCCTCTTTCGTCAACTTGTTGTGCAAGCCCAAGGCAAACGCGGTCATTTCATCATCAGACCCAAACCAAGGATTTTCATCCCTCCAAGTTTCGGCCTTTACGTCGCGCTGCGGTTGCTCTTGAGGCGCAAGTTGTTGTGATTGAACAGTATTCTGCTCTGGTTGTAAAGCAGTTTGCTGTTCTCCTGTTTCTTTTGGTTTTAAGTTATTTACGCGATCCATGCGTATTTGAGCAGTATTTAACAACGTCTGTGCTTCTAGCACTGCGTCCGGCTCACCAGACTCATAAGCCTGTCGATACTTTTGTTGTGCTATTGCCAACTCAGTCTGCACTTGTTTTTTAGCAGACTCTAGTAACGCATTATGGCTTTTGTCTGTTTTAGTTTTAAGTTGTTGATTTTCCTCAACTAACTGACGAGCGTACTGCTCTAAAGCTTCACGTTCACGCTGTGCTGTTTCTTTTGCTCTACGTTCATCATGGTAGCCTTTGCTGAAGTGTTTTATTCTATTTTTAACTTTTTCAGAGTAATTTTCTAACTCTTCATCAGTAACTTCTTCTGGAGGTTCTGAAGGCTTTCGCCCACGGTCTTCAGGCGGTACGTCGTCTTCGACTTCAATCTCAACGTCACCTGCCTCTATCGTCTGTTTTCCCTTCTGTTTAGAAGGTTTTTCAATAGTTTCACGTCCTACAGCCCCCTCTACTTCTAACTCTGGGGTCTTAGGTTCTTGTTCAGGTATTTCCACTTCCTGTAGGTTTTTCTCCTTCTCAGGATCAGGAAACTCAAATTCCACTTGTTGCATCGGCATAATTTAGTCCTCAAGCACGAGTCAATTTACTCGGATCGTCAATAACAGCCTCAATCGAATCGTCGTTCATCAAACGATACTCAGCCTTACCAACCTTAAATCGCGTGCCTGTATTGGCACGGAACATCACATAATCACCCTGTTTACACCACGGGCCTTCAGGAAATCGCTCTTTGTCTTTATAGGCTTGGTCACCCATATCGACCACCAGCCCCACCATAGACAGGATGTACTCCTCTCGCATGGTTTCGGCGGCTTTTGCGATGCCTCCCTCAAATGTGTCTTCTATAGTAGGTAGAGCAATAAGAACGCGGTATCCAACGGGTTTGGGGATTTGCTCCTCTAACACCACTTCCGCTTTTTCTTTCTCCTCTATCTTCCTGCGCCGCTTTTCTTCAAGCGGGGTTAACGCTGTTTCAGTCATCTATATCATCCGTATAGTTGCGCGAAAGGTCGTTTATTTCTCGTAATGCGGCGTCAAGACCTCGGATCACGCCACACACCTCCTTATACCCTGCGTAGTCTTTTGCCCCACCAGAATATAAGAATTCTTCGCTAGAGGTTTTAACCTCCGTAAGTTTGTCATTCAGCACGTCAAAGACGGTTTTAGCCATTATGAAGCCTCTTTTTCTTCCCATGACTCTAAGTCATAGTTAGCGTGTCTCGCCCAAACCTCTGCATAATTACAATCCATACGGCAGGGGCAAGTTTTGCAATCTATTTCGTTTTCTACTGAAGTGTGTTCACCCCCATTGTTAATTACATAAAGGACATGAGGAACTCTAGCTATAGGAAATTTGTCTGCTATTTGCATAAACAAATCCCCATCTTCGCAAGTTTTATCTAGTTTTCTGTTGTATCCTTCAGTATTTTCATATGCTTTGCGGGTGTACATCCCTAGCGAACGCCACCCGTGATAAGCTAAATTTGGGTTTGGGTCTATGTTTTTCAGATAATCAAACACACCCCCCTCT